ACAATGAGAGATGCGGTAAAAAGTGCTATGGAAGGTAATCCATCAGACTTTAAAAACAGTGTAAATTCTCTACTAATGGACAAAATTAAACAAACAGTAGAAATTGAAAAACACAAGATTGCTGCTGACTTTATGAACGACACACAAGAGGTGGTTACAGATGAAGAAATTTAAACAATTTTTAGAAGAGTTAGAATTAAAAGAAGGCACTGGTCTTTCTGCTGCTGACCTTAAAGGTCAAAAAGATTCTGACGACGAAGCAACAACTTTAAAACCTCGTGCTAAAGGTGAGGAAGATTTCAAGAACATGCATAATGTAACTAAGACTGATTACATTGCTGCTCCTGGACAAGACCATATCTTTAATGGAACTATCAGAGAAGAAACTGAAGAAGACGAGGAACTTTCTGAAGAAGAGAAACTTGCTTTTGATTTAGAAGAGAAAGCAAAGAAAGAAGATGTCAACATTGAAATCGAAGATGAAGATGAAGATGAAGATGATGACGAGGAAGAAAAAGAAGATGATGAAGACGAGGAAGAGAAAGAGTCTTATCATAAGAAAGGGAAGAAGTAATGAAAGTTAAAGGAACTGCTACACAATTCTCAACAACAGTAACTAAGTTTACAGATGCTACTGCTGTTTGGGTTTTTAATACACATACGGCTGCTGCTGTAGTAACAGTTCGTAATACCGCAGATGATGCTGATATCGGAACTATCTATGTTGGTGCTGGAAATGGTATCAAGATTGATTTGAATATTGGTGAGGGTCTAAGAGGTGCTACAACTTTCTACGGAACTCAAGTAGCAAGTTCGGGAGCTTAATATGAAACTACTAGCAGAAGTAAACGAAGATATTCAATACATTGCTGAGGCAAAAGAGGATGGTAGTAAAAACTATTTCATCGAAGGTGTCTTTATGCAAGGTAACATCAAAAACCGTAATGGTCGTGTATACCCAGCAGAAGTATTAGAAAAAGAAGTTGCTCGTTATAATAAAGAGTATGTAGATAAGAATCGTGCTTACGGTGAGTTAGGTCACCCACAAGGTCCAACTATTAATCTAGAAAGAGTTTCACATATGATCACTGACTTAAAACAAGACGGTGATAATTTTGTAGGAAAAGCAAAGATTATGACAGAAACACCTTATGGTGGGATTGTTAAGTCTTTAATTAAAGAGGGTGCTCAACTAGGAGTTAGTTCTCGTGGAATGGGAACCCTACAGATGAGTAAGAATGGTGCTCAGACAGTTGGTAAAGATTTTTACCTTGCTACGGCAGGTGATATCGTTGCCGATCCAAGTGCTCCATCTGCATTCGTCAATGGTATCATGGAAGGAACAGAATGGGTTTTTGAAAATGGTATCTGGACAGCAAGAGAGGCAGAGCAAGTTCGTGAACAAGTCTCTAAAATGTCCGTTAAGGAAGTTGAGGCAAAGAAGTTCGCTATATTTGAAAACTTCTTAAACTCTCTTGGAAAGTAAAGTTATTATTTTTATAAATAATTACTAACAAAAAGATATTAAATTTAATAGGAGCATTCCAAATGTCTGATAAAGATTTAGAACAAGAAAACATTATCGAGAATGAAGAAGTTGTCGTTCAAGATGATGAGCAATTAGATGAGGTAAAGGCATCTTTCGGGGATCCTTCTGAAGTGCCAGATCCACAAACTAAAGAGAACACACCTCCAGGTGCAAAACCTAACGATGCTGATAAGAACGACAATCCTAAGCAGGGTTCTTCAGTTCCAAAAACTAAAGTTGCTATGGTAACTGCAGCAATGGACGCAATGAAGAAAATGTCTAAGTCAGAATTAGGTGCGTCATATAAGAAAATTATGGCATCACTTAAAGTTGAAGGTTTTGATGCTGATGAGGAAGCAGAAGATACTGCTGTGTCTATCAAAGAAATTAAAAAGATTTCTTCTGATGATGTAGATGTTTCTGAAGATGTAACTGCTATGTTTAACGGTGAAGAACTATCTGAAGAGTTCGTTTCTAAAGCGACTACTGTTTTTGAAGCAGCAATCGTTTCTAAGGTAAACGAAGTTCTTGAGTCAGTTACTGTTGATATGGAAGCAGAACTAGAAGCAGAGAAAGAAGAAATTATCGAGTCAATGACTAATAAACTAGACGAGTATCTAGAGTATGTCGCTGAAGAGTGGATGGAAGAGAATAAACTTGCTATTGAAGCAGGTGTTAAATCTGAAATCACTGAGAACTTCATGGAAGGTCTTAGAAATCTTTTCGCTGAAAACTATATCGACATCCCTGAAGAGAAAGTTGACCTAGTTGACGAAATGGCATCTAGAATGCAAGAGTTAGAAACTCAAGTCAATGAGGAAATGGAAAAGAACATTGAATTGAAAAAACAAATTGCTGAGTCTACTAAGGATGGTATCCTTTCTGACGCAGAAGATGACTTAACTGAGTCTCAAGCAGTGAAGTTGAGATCCCTAGCAGAGGGTGTTGACTTTGATGATGCTGAGTCTTATAAGGAAAAGATTGATACTTTGAAGGAAAACTATTTCCCTAAAGAAGAGAAAGAAGTTATTACTGAAGAACTAGATGATGAACCTCTGGAAATTGATGATGAAACTGAAGTGAAAGTTGCTCCAGAAATGTCTGCTTACATGAGTGCTATTAGTAAAGGCATTCGTAAATAAAATATATTTTAACAAGGAGAAACAGAAATGTCAAACTTAACTGAAAAGTGGCAACCTGTCCTAGAGCATCCTGAATTAGACCCAATTAAGGATTCTCATAAAAAGGCAACAATTGCTCAACTTTTAGAAAACCAAGAAGTGGCAGCCAGAGAGCAAGCATCTAATGGTTCACACTTTGCTCCTACACTACTAGGCGAGGCAGCACCTGCGAATGCTATGGGTGCATCATCTTCAACTGCTTCAACTGGTTCTGTAGATATCTTCGATCCAGTATTAATTTCATTGGTTCGTCGTTCTATGCCTAACTTGATCGCTTACGATATCGCTGGTGTTCAGCCAATGACTGGTCCTACTGGTCTAATCTTCGCTATGCGTTCTCGTTATAGTTCACAAACTGGAACTGAAGCACTATTTAATGAAGCAAATACTTCA